ACCAAAATCACACTTTGAAGGTATATACCTATGCCAAGACTGTAATTTTTTTAAACTAGGTATGCTTGCTAAAATCTCTACATCAGTTAAATGAATTCTACGCATATATTTTATAACTTTAAGGCGTCGTTCAGGATCTTCCAACGCCTGACGTAAAGCTTCTCGAGGATTAACAATAACATAATAGTTACATACATCATCGAAAAATTTTTTTACATACCTATAAGCAATCTCATTAGTACCCATAGTATCATACATTTGACCTACACACGATAACATATAATCTATAGGATCAGCATCTTGCTCTTTAAGAAAAAGATTAACCATAGTTTCATTTATATCCTTATAAGGAAGAACAAGCGCAGTTCCAGGAATATGAGAAAGAACAAATCGACGTTTAAGAAAAACAGGACCCTTATAAAGAAAAGTTCCAGAAACATGATCCACTGTCGACAAAAACTTAGTATATTCTTTAGCATCTCTAAGAGTCATATGACAAAATTGAGCTAAAAACCGAGTCCATCCTTCAGCATTAATATATGGGTGTAAAACAATAGGACAAGCCCAAATATGATCATCACCAAAGACTACAATAACTATAATCATAAGAACAAGCATATTCATAACCATATCAGCTATATGGGGATTTCTTTCTATCACATCCATACAATAAAGATAGAAAAGAAGTGCCATTATCCAACTATCTCCATGAGATGTATCTTTACCACCAGAATGCATAACTCCTCTCATAAATTGCCAAAAATTACCCAAATGAAGAACAATTTTATGACTAATCTTATACATAAGAGTCTTTAAAAAAAAAACTCCATACACTCACGAGCATTGTCATCATAATCATCCCAAGCAAAGTACCTTCCACCACACGCAACATAAAGCATAAGCATCCAATCCTGAATATTCTTATCAAGTTGAGAAATATCACCATCAACCCAAAAAAAACGATCATCATCATAATGTAAATAAAGAGCTAAAAGATAAGCACCTCCCCAATTAAATGTCATTCCTATACGAATAAGTTTACCAGTTTCTTTTTTTCTACGATGATCCATTAAGAAATGAGAAAATAAAATAAGCTTTAAAGAAGGGCAAAAAAACTCTCTCATCTTATCGAGAAGTTTTATCAAATCCTCCTCTTTAAGAGAAGTAGCTTTTCGCCATTCTTGCTTCTGACGAACAACCTCAAGATCAACAAGATCTATAGGCTCACCATTAATTTTACCTACTATAAACCTATGAAGACCACGAATAGCAGGTTCAAGAATAAAAATCTTTTTTCCAGTATCATGAACAAAGTGTTTAACACCGTCCACCTCAACGACACCAGCCTTTAAAAGATCAATACCTCCACCCGTATTAAGATTTATCCATTTAACACATTCTCTAGGATCCCAA